CCAACGAGCCACAAAAAATCTGGATGACTAAGTCAGGCACTGAGTCCAATCTCAGTTATGGCCTACCTATTCGTGACGACGACCGCATCGAGTTCCGGGTGGCCGCTCGCGAAGCCAACACCATCCGCCACATTGTTCCGCTGACCCAGTTGCTGTTGCTGACCGGGTCTGCTGAATGGCGAGTGTCATCGCTTAACAGCGACGAGATCACACCGACCACCATTTCTGTTCGACCACAGTCGTACATCGGTGCATCGAATGTTCAACCGGTGATCATCAACAACGCCCTGGTCTATTGCGGCGCACGCGGTGGCCATGTGCGTGAACTGGGTTACAACTGGCAGGCCAGCGGCTTTATCACCAATGACTTGTCAATCCGCTCTGCAAATTTGTTTGACAACTACGAGATCAGCGACATGGCATTTGCCAAGGCTCCGATCCAGATGGTTTGGTTTGTGTCGACTTCAGGCATGTTGCTTGGCTTGACCTACACACCAGAGCAACAGGTCGGCGCATGGCACAAGCACGATACCGATGGCACATTTGAGTCTTGCACTGTGGTGGCCGAGGGCAATGAGGATCGGCTGTATGTTGTCGTCAAGCGCACCATTGGCGGAGTCACAAAGCGATATGTCGAGCGCATGGCAAGCCGTCACTTTGAATCGATCGAGGGCGCATTTTTTGTCGACTCGGGCGCGACCTATGACGGAACCAACACCTCGGCCACGACCGTCACAGTCAGTGGCGGCACGACCTGGGGTCCGGCAGATATCCTGACAATCACAGCATCGACAGCCATCTTTACTTACCCGGGCACTGGGGATGTTAATGACGCCATTGTGCTGACCGACTCGGCTGGCAACAAGTATCGCCTCACAATCCGTTCCACGACCTCCACAACGGTCGCAACGGCTCGAGTTGATGTGACACTACCCGCCGCGCTTAGAAACACCGCTACGGCCCTGTATTCGTTTGCACGCAATACGATCAGCGGCCTGACCTGGCTTGAGGGCAAGACCGTCTCGATCCTGGCTGATGGATCGGTGCAACCGCAAGAGGTTGTGACCAGTGGAGCAATTACGCTCGACCGGGCTTCGAGCATCATTCACATTGGCCTGCCATACCAGTCTGACCTGCAAAGCCTGCCACTGGCCATGGGCATTGACAATGGCATGGGCCAAGGACGCTACAAGAATGTCAACAAAGCCTGGCTCCGCGTGTACCAGTCCTCCGGCATTTTCATTGGTCCAAACCCACAAAACTTGGTCGAGGCCAAGCAACGGACGACAGAACCATACGGCTCGCCTCCTGCGCTCAAAACAGAAGAGATCCAGATTATGCTGACACCGACATGGCTTGATAGTGGCCAGGTGTATGTCAGGCAGTCTGACCCATTGCCATTGACCATCGTTGGCATGACCCTTGAGGTTGCTGTCGGTGGGTAAAGGTACCCGTAAGATCCGGTGACCCGGATACTGTTCAACCATGCAAGAACCTGGTGCTGTGGAGGTAAGGTCAACACAGTCCTTCAAGCCCAGGTGAAACAGGAGATTTGACACATGGCAACCTTATTGACCGGAACCGGGACGCAGGCAATGAGCCAGTTCGGCTCCATCTTTTCTATTGGTGGAGCAGTCACTGGCGCCATTGGCTCCTACTACGCCGCCCAAAGCCAGAAGGCGCAACTGGATTCACAAGCATCCTCGATGCGATTCCAGTCCGACATCTCAGAACTAAATGCGGCCCAGGCTGAATTTACAGCCCAGCAGATCATGCGTGCTGGCCAACAAAGACAAGGCCAGATTGGCTTGCGTGCTGGCAAGATCAAGAGTTCACAGCGTGCATCGATGGCCGCTCGAGGCATTGACCTGGGTGTCGGCAGTGCTGTTGAGACGATTGCAACAACGGACCTCATGAAAGAGATCGATATGCTGACGGTCAACGCAGACACCGTACGCAGTGCCGAGTCTGCTCGACAGCAACGCCAGAACTATTTGACCGCATCAACAATGCAGGATGTTTCTGCTTCCAACTTGGCAGGCTCTGCTTCAACCATCAGCCCGTTCCTGGCGGCTGGCACAAGCATTCTGGGTAGCGCTGGATCTGTAGCCAATGCCTGGTACCAAGATCGCAAACTTGCGGCCATAGCAAGCCGTCTTGGCCTCGAATAAGGACCGACCATGGCAACAGTACCCATTTACGATTTACCGACTCAAGACGCCAGCGTAGGCAACATGCCTGCATTCCAGGCTCCTGGTGTAGAGCCAATGCGCAATTTCACTGGCGAGCAAATACAAAAAGCTGGCCAGGCAGTTCAGTCTGCTGGCCTTACTGTAGTCAAAATTGCAGACCGCTTGCAAGGCGAACTCGATGATGCCCAGACCAAAGAACTCTACAACACCTTTGCGGCTACCGCCGATGAAATTGAAACTAGATACCTAACACTCAAAGGTAGAGACGCTGTCGACAACGCAATGAAGACACGCGGTGATCTTGACGCCGCATTTAGAGATGTTGCAGACAAAGCACAGAATGATGTCCAGCGCATCATGTTGCGCAACTCTGCCAATGTGCGCTTGCGTAGTGCCAACAGTTCAATCATCAAGCATTCGCTTGTTGAACAGCGCGACTACGATGTCAAAGAAAGTGGCGCCCAAGTTGACACATTTGTCAATGACGCGATTCGCTACTCTGCTGGCTGGCGCAGTCCGGACGGCGACTTTGCAATTTACTACGGTGCGGCAAAAGATGGCGCCAACAAGCTGGCCGACAAACTTGGCTACGAGCCAAAGAGCGCACAGCGTGAGCAGTTGCTTTTAAAAGCGACCAACGCTATTCATGGCCAGGTTGTGCAAACTCAGATCGATGCGCAGAACCTTGACCAGGCACGCGACTACTTGCAACGCTACGGCAACGAAATGACGCCAGATACTTTTGGCCGTGCAAAGAAAGCGCTCGAGATCGGCACAGCCGATGTCAAAGAACAAAGCCTGGCAGAAAAATACTGGGGCAGTAGCGGCAACAACATTGCTGGTGCTCTGAAGCTGGCTCGTGAAAATCTATCCGGCAAAGAAGAAGACCAGGTTGTGCAACGCCTCAAGATTTTTGAAAACGAGCGCACCGGAATTGTTCAGGCCGCACAAAACGAAGCCAAAGACAAAGCGTGGCGCTCGTATGCAGAGACAAATAACTTCAGCAAGATCCCTGCAAGCGTGTTGGCCAGCATGGACGGCGCTGATTTGGCCAGCCTGCAACGCACAGCCAAAGCTGATGTCGAGGCACGCACCAAAGGAACTGAAGTCAAGACAGATCCAAATGTCTACTACAGGCTGACGCAAGAAGCCATGATGAATCCTGACTTTAAAGATCCAGCAAAGGTTGACTTGCGCAAATACTTTGACAAGCTGTCACCTGGTGATCGCAATCACTTTATCAATTTGCAACGCACGATTGGCACAAAGAACGAAGCGCCAGAGGCTGTTACGGTTCAACAGCAGATTACTGCAACAACAAAGCAACTTGGCCTCAAAGACGAGAAGGCTGGCATGTTTACATCCGAAGCCAACAAAGCATTGTTTGCGGCACAAGTTCAAAAAGGCGGCAAACTCGATCAAGCAGAGCGCCAAAAAGTTATTGATGGCTTGGTGCTTGAAGGTGAAGTATTGAGTGGATCGTTCTTCTTGCCAGATTCAAACATGCGCCGGTTCGAGGCTCGTGCTCGTGGAGACGAAGCCAAGTTCAAGCCAGAGTTCACTGATGCACAACGCTCTCGTGCAACCGAAGCGCTTAAACGCAATGGCGTATCAAACCCAACCAGAACGCAAGTTGATGCGGTTCTGTACGAAACCTACGGTATTGAGAAGAAGTAATAGGACACAACGACATGATGCTAGTACCTGATGATGAATTTGATGCCGCCGCCCAACGAGTTGCCGGTGTAAAAAAAGCACCGACACTTGATGAAGCCGCCGCCAATGTAATCGATGGCCAGCGCACGCAACTGCGCACCAGCCTGTATGGCGCTCTCGATTCCAATCCGGATGAAGCCGCACGCGCAAAGAATTTATCAAACAAGTCTGGCGTACCTGTCGACATCGTCCAGCGCAACTACGCGCAGGTCAACCGCAATGTGCAACTCAATGAGTTCGACGAAACGCTCAAGCGCTCGCCATTGCTTGGCCAGTGGTTAAGCAATTCAAACAACGCCAAAATTTCACACGACGACTCCACCAACCTGGCTGGCATCGAGCGTGAGTACGGCACGATCAAGCCGATTGAGCGGTCATTCCTAGAAGAGATTACCGAACCATTCCAGCGTGGCTATGCGCGATTCAAGAAGGGCTTCTCGCTAATGCTTGACGACACGGCCATGATGAAAGGTTTGGAAAACCGCAAAAGAGCGGCGGCTGAAGCCAACGGCATCACATACGATCCAAAGATTCAGCAGTCGGTTAACCTGGCCAACTACCAGCGCAACATTGAAAAATTCCCGATGCCTCAAAACATTGAGCGCGGGCTACAAGAGATTGGCGAAGCAACCAATTTCAGCGAAGCATTTTCTGCCATCGTGTCAAACCCTGCCGCAGTCAGGGAAGTCATTTTTGAATCGATCGGTATCGGCGCACCAGGCTTGGCGGCAACTGCCGCATCTGTGCCTATGGGTCCATTGGCTGTAGCCACTGCCGCAGGTACAACCAGCTTTTTCACAGAGTACGCGGCAACGCTTGATGAAGTTTTGACTTCTGGCGGCGCCGACATGAAAGATCCCAATGCTGTATACAAAGCATTGACCGATGAAAAGTTGATGGCCGAAGCCAAAGACAAAGCGCTGAAGCGCGGCGTGCCCATTGCATTGTTTGATGCACTGACCGCTGGCATGGCTGGCAAATTGCTCAAGGGCGCCCGTCCGACCGTGTTGAGTGTTGGCACTCGCGTTGTTGGTGAAGGTGCTGTGCAGGCCGCAGGCGGTGCCGCTGGCGAAGCAACAGCCCAGGCATTGACTGGCGAATTCAAACCGGGCGAGATTTTGCTCGAGGCATTCGCAGAGATCCCAACCGCATTGGTCGAGGTGCCTGGCAACTATCGCGGCACCATGTTGCAAGCTGAGTCTGCCGAGCGTAGTGCCAAAGCATTTGAAAAGGTCCAAGAGTTTTCACGCGCCAGCAAGGTACGAGCACGCAGTGCAGAAACTTTTAACGACTGGATTGGGCAAGTGTCACAAGAGACTGATGTCACCACGGTTTACATCAGCGGCGAAACGCTCAAGCAATCTGGATTGGCCGAGCGTGTGGCTGAAGTATCGCCATCCGTGCGCGAGCAACTTGACACAGCCATTGCAACTGGTGGCGACATTGCCATCCCTGTGACCGAGTACCAAACCAACATTGCACCGACCGAGTTCAGCACCGCGCTGATTGACGACTTGCGCATTGAAGGTGAGATGATGACACGCCGCGAGGCACGCGAGTTTATCGACAACCAGGCTGAGATCATGAAGACTCAGATGGAGGCCAACGCCAAAGTCGAGATGACCAACAAGGACTTTGTGAAGTCTGCGCGTGAGGTTGAGAATCTGATGTACCAACAGGTCAAAGCGACCAAGCAGTACACCGACAACGCGGCACGAATCAATGCACAACTTGTGCGTGACTTTGTGGTGACCCAATCAGCGGCACTCAAGATCATGCCGACCGAGTTTTACAACCGCTACATGTACCGCGTCGAGCGAGCAGAAGGCCAGCAAGGAAGCATGGCCCTGTTCAATCAAGACCAGCGCGTGATCACTGACAGCGTGCCATTCCGCAACTGGTTTGGCTCGTCTATTTTTCAAGACGAAAGCGGCAGACCACAAACGCTTTACCACGGCACCGCAGACAATGTGACCGCGTTTGACCTTGACAATCCAAACCGCAAAGACAGCGGCTGGCTTGGCACTGGTGTGTACCTGACTGACAGCGCCGACATGGCCGAAATCTATGCCATGCAAAAGCGCCGCACCGGCACTGCTGGTGAGAATGTCATGCCGCTGTATGCTCGACTCGAGAACCCTTACATGGCCACTATGGAGGACAAGACTCGCATTCGTGCTGGTGGTCGCGAAGCCGCCGATGCATTCACTGCCGAACTGCAAGCCCAGGGCTACGATGGTGTAATCATGGAGGTCGCTCCCGATGCACGCGAGATCGTCGTGTTTGACAATGCCGCAGTTAAATCGCCATTTAACGATGGTACTTGGTCGCGTGAGAATGCAGACATCCTGCGCCAAGGTCGACAAGTATTGCAGACTGAATCGTTGACCGACGCTGATGCAATCAATTCCGAAGAGGATGCGGAGGCTGACGATGTGGCCGCGATCGAGGCGCAAGCTGACATCCCCGAGGCTGTCGAAGACCAGGCCGAACTCAAGAACGCGCTTGAGGTGGCCAAGAGCCAGGTGTGGAACAAAGGTCGTGATCTCAAGCTGGCCATCCAGACCGCAGTGCAACAGGCCGCGACTGAGGCCGGTGTCGATGTGTCGGTGCCGTCTCCACAAACTACTGACTACCTGGTGCGCGTGGGCGTCAAGGACGCATTGTTTGCGCTTGAGCAAAACCCCAACGCAATCGGCTGGTACGACGAAAAGACACGCCAGGCGCTGGCCGTCATGGCGCTGGTCCACCCAGAGATTGCTACCAACGAAGACGCACGCTTTGCATTCACCTGGGCGCTCGCCGTCACATCCAACGGTTTGAAGGTCGACAAGAACTTTGAACTGGCCGAAAAGGCGTACAGCTACTACAAAGAAAACAAGGTCATGCCCACCAACATCAAAGGTGGCCAGGCCCAAGGCGCGATCAATGACTCGCTTGCCCTGTTTAACGAATTGGTCGAAGCCTGGGGCATCAAGAACTTGCGCCAGTTCATGCAGACCAACTTCACCGTGGGCGAGATCAGCGCAATCAGCAAAGACCTCAAGCCAGGCGGTGAGCACGCAGACACCACGGTCAAGGGCGCGGCCATCATTGGTCCAAAGATTGGCAACGGCTTTTTCTCCAACCTGTATGGCGACTTCACTTCCCTGACGATGGACCGCTGGCTGGTCCGCACCTGGGGCCGGTGGACCGGCACGCTCATTAAGAGCCTGCCCAAGCATGTGGAAACGGCAACCAACCGCTTGAACTCAGCAATTCGTAGCGCAACCCCAGAACAGGCCGCAAGCCTGTCCAAGGTCATTGGCATGGACATAGCCAACACCGAGGTCAATCGCCTGGCTGATGCCATTCAGAAGGCCTCTATGGACCCCAAACTGCGCGAGCAGATGAACGAGTCCAAGGTCGGCGAGGAAGTCCGCAAGGCGGGAAACAGCCTGGCCAAGTACAACGACGGCCAAAAGGAAGCACCGGCTGGCCCTCACGAGCGCACCTACATCCGCTCTGTCTTTGCCCAGATCCTGGCTGAGTTGCAGGCTGATTCAGCCTATGCTGACCTGACCATGGCCGATTTGCAAGCCGTGCTCTGGTACGCAGAGAAAAGACTTTACGAATCAGCCAAGGACAATAATGTTGACCAAGAGTCAACAGACGGGTATAGTGATGAAGATGCCCCAGACTACGCCAACGCCGCCGCAGGTGTTGCGCGTACCTTGGGTGTTTCCGATCGCAAGATCAACAACGCATTAAAGAAGGAGTCTAAAGATGAACGCGCAAGACGAACACGATTACAAGATGAGCAAGCGCAGGTCGCTGGAGGGGAGCAAGCAGAAGCTGGAGGCTTTACTCAAAGAGAAAAACGGCTCTTTGCAGGCGCAGTCGCAACCAGAATTGCAAGATCCAATCGAAGCGGCGATCAAAAACAATCCTGGTCTTACACGGCAAAAAGCAGTGGAGATGGCGGAAAAGTTCGGGTTCTAAAAAGCCAACTTGTCACCTACTCTCAAGAATGGAAAGCAGGCGCAGGCCTGGCCCGCGTGTACCGCAACAACGGTATCAAGGTGCCCAAGTTCTACGAGTTGGAGCAAGGCAACGCACAGAATGCACAACGATTCTCTGAATCCATCACGGCCAGCAAGCAAGCCAGTGGCGACATGGGCGCGGCTGTCTTCGTCTACCCAGTCGAGGAATACCAAGGCATGCGCCTGTTCTTGGCTGAAGACGGGCTGTCCGGCGTGGCAGTCAAACCTGACGGCGACATCGTCTCAGTGTTCTCGCAGGCTGGCGCTGGCCGCTCTGTCATGGAGTTGGCTGTGGCCGCAGGCGGTACCAAGCTGGATGCATTTGAGACGATCCTGCCTGAGTTCTACGCCGCGCATGGATTTGTTGCGGCTTCGCGTTTACCCTGGGATAACACCCAGGCGCCAGAAGGCTGGAGCAAGGAAGCATTTAAAGACTTCAACAACGGCGAGCCGAATGTTGTCTTTATGGCCTTGGACCAGTCGTACTACGGTTGGCACAAGATCAGCGACGGCAAGAAGTCCAAGACCTATGACGACGCTGTTGCAGACCAAAACCGCGCTGTAAAGCGCAACAAAAAAAGGAGAGAAGATAATGGAAAACCCGCAGTCTTTGCCCAATCAGGAACCGGAGCAGGCGGCGTTCAACGCCTACGAGCAAGCGATCTCGATGTTACCCAGCGATACGGGACAGCCAGGGATGGAGCAACTTCAGTCCTTGGTATCCACTATTCAAAAGAACCTCGAAGCAGTCTTACCGGATTCGCCTACGACACAGGCTTAAAAGGCGCTGAAGCTGGCCGTTTGGCAGGTGGAGATCCTCGCCTGGCCAACCGAGTTCACTTCTATGTCGACACCGGCAATGGCATTAAGCCAGAGGCTGGTGTTGGCGGTAATGTCCACGCCATTTATTTGGACAACCTTTACGACGCGTCGGCTGACCCGCTGGGCATCCGTGCCCAAGCATCAACCGGTGGCCGTGACGACGCAGGTAAATGGTTCAACGATGTAGAGGCCGCAATCATTGATGCCGGGTTCGATGGCGTATACATACCAGGCGCTGGCGGTGACCAGGGTGTTGCTGTGCTTTTGGGGCCAAAACACACCAAGGTGCCAGTCGAACAGCATGGCATGCACTCAATGCCATCACAGGGCGCGTATACGACGCCTGCAAGCACCAAACGCAAGTACGCGATGCTCACCCCTGAGATCCGTAAATTCGAGGCCCAGGAGGCTCAGATCAAGGCGGCGGCACCATCCGCTGACCTGCGCTCTGGCACGCTGACCTTTGACGACGCCGATGCTGAAGCTATAGCCAAGTTTTTCCCGCCAGCGGCGCAGGCTCAAATATTCCGCCAACCAGAACGCGGTGGGTTCGATCCGAAACGATTGACCACAATTCTCAACGAGAAGGCGGATATGTCCACTTTCCTGCATGAGACTGCCCACTTCTTCCTGACGGTTTACGCTGACATGGCCGCACGGCCAGATGCGACCGCACAAAACAAAGAAGACATGCAGACCATTCTTGATTGGTTTGGCATCAAAGACCTGGCCACCTGGAACGCGCTGTCTCTCGATGAGCAACGCAAGTACCACGAGTCATGGGCATACAACTACGAGATCTATTTGTTTGAAGGCAAAGCACCAAGCCTGCAAATGCAATCGATGTTTGAGCGATTCAGCGCCTGGTTGCGCCGCGTCTACAAATCGATTCGCGACGAACTCAATGAGATCTATCGTCAAGAAAACGGCGAAGACCTGCCAATCCTGACCGGCGAAGTCCGCCAGGTTATGGACCGGATGCTGGCCAGCGAAGAGCAGATCAAGCAGTCCGAGGCAGTCAACAGCATGGTGCCGATGTACCAGAGCCAAGAAGAGTCCGGCATGCCTGACGAAGAGTGGGCCGCTTACCAAGCAATGATGGCCGAAGCTACAGAGGCATCGATCACCGAGTTGACACAGGCAAGCCTGCGCCAGTTGAAGTGGCTTGGCAATGCTCGCTCTCGTGTGCTCAAAGAGATGCAGGCAAAGACTGCTGACACCCGCAAGGGCGTGCGCGAAGAAGTGGCCGCAGAAGTTCAAGAGGACCGCGTCTATCTGGCCATGGAGTTCTTGAAGCGCGGCATCACTAAAGATGAAAACGGCCAAGACATCCAAGCGCTGACTGGCCACAAACTCAAGATCGCTGATGTCAAAGCGCTGTACCCAGAAAGCAAAGAGTCGCTGACACCTGCGCCTGACCTGACCAAACTTGGTTATGGCAAGTACGGCATGTTGGCTGAAGACGGTTTGCCGCCTGACCTGGTGGCATCGATGTTTGGCTTTGATTCTGGCGACCAGTTGGTCCGCTCATTGCTCGAGGCAAAGCCAATCAAAGAAGAGATTGATGGCCGCACTGATGAACGCATGATGGCTGAATTCTCTGACTTGATGGACCCTGCCAGCATTGAGTTGGAAATCCAAAAGGCATTGCACAACGAAGCACGCGCCCGCTTTGTGGCCGTCGAGTTGCGCTACCTGGCCAAGGCAACACAGCCTGCACGCTTGATGATTCAAGCCGCGAAGACTGCGGCCAAGTCAATCATTGGCAACAAGGTAATCAGCGAGATCCGTCCGCGTGACTACACGCTGGCAGAAGCCCGCGCATCGAAAGAAAGCATCAAAGCATCCAAGGCTGGCAAAACTACTGAAGCCGCAAAGGCCAAACAGAATCAATTGCTGAACAATCAGTTGTCGCTCGAGGCAGTCAACGCACGCAAGGAAATTGACAAGGCTATTGATAGCTTTGCCAAGATCTTTAAGGCCGATGCGAAGATGGCCAAGAACCGCAACATTGACCTGGTCAACGCCGCACGCTACATCCTTGGCCACTACGGCCTTGGCCCGCGTGATGTCGACCCGGCGAAGTTTGTGGAGCAACTCAAGTCCTACAACCCAGACCTGTACGCAGACATCGAGCCAATCTTGCTTGAGTCGACTGGTGGCCCGCGCAACTACAAAAAACTCACGCTCAACGAATTCCGTCAGATGAAGGAAATTGTCGATGCGCTGTGGTACCAGTCCAAGCGTGAAAACGAAGTGATGATTGAGGGCAAAGCAGTTGCTCTTGATTCGATCATTGCCGAACTGAATGCGCGACTTGAAGAGATCGGTGTGCCTGAAGAGGTTGCCGGTGAACGCATGGCGCCTGGTCCAAAAGAAAAAGCCATCCGCGCTTTGTACAACGCCAAGGCATTGACCCGCAAAGTCGAGCACTGGGCTGATGCAACAGACGGCCCTGGTGGCCCTGGTCCATTCACCAATTACATCTGGCGCCCACTGCGTGCGGCTCTTGACCAGTACCGCGTCGATCGCAACCGCTATGTCAAAGACTATGTGGACATGATCGGCAAGCTGGACCTGCCAGTGCAAAAGATCACTGCACCTGAACTGAACTACACATTCGGCAATGAGAACGGTGGCATCGGTAAAGCAGAGGTGCTTGGTGCATTGATGCACATCGGCAACGACAGCAACATGAAGAAGTTAATTGCTGGCCGTGGCTGGGGGCAGATCAATGAAGACGGCTCTGTCGACACTACGCGCTGGAATAGTTTTATGAACCGCATGATCGACGAAGGCGTGCTGACCAAAGCAGACTTCGACTTTGTGCAAGCTGTATGGGATCTAAATGAAGAACTCAAGCCTATGGCGCAAGAGGCGCATCGCGAGATCTTCGGCTACTATTTTAAGGAAGTCGAATCGCGACCTGTGGTTACACCGTTTGGCACATACCGTGGTGGCTATGTTCCGGCGAAGACTGACCCGTTCATAGTTCGCGACGCACAGCGTCAGATGAAGATGGAGGAACTCGAGTCCGACTTCCGCAACTCGATGCCAAGCACTGGCGCCGGGTTTACGAAGTCTCGCGTCGAATACAACAAGCCTCTATCTTTGGACATCCGCGTGATGGCCAAGCACATCGATGATGTGATTCGCTTTGCACGCGTACAGCCTACGATCCGCGACACACTCAAGATCATTCGCAAGCGTGACTTTGCAGACACGATCACCCGCATCGATCCGACTGTGATCGAGGACATGATCTTGCCATGGCTCAATCGATCTGCTCGCCAGATCACGAGCGAGGTCGGCATGAACCGAAGCGTCGACAACTTCTGGCGTGCTGTTCGCACTCGCACTGGTATCGGCATCATGTTTGCCAACATCACCAACGCATTGCAACAGGTGACTGGTTTCTTCCCTGCATTGCTCAAGGTTGAAGGCAAGTACATGAAGACGGCCCTGGTCGACTACATGAAGAGTCCAACAGCGCAAGCTGAGTTTGTTGCTGAGTTGTCGCCGTTCATGGCTGACCGCATGAGCAATCAGATGATCGAAGTGCAGGACATGATGAATGACCTGCTGATCAACCCAACGAAGTTTGACAAGATCCAGAAGTGGTCCAACAAGCATGGCTACTTTTTGCAACAGGCTTTCCAGAACTTTGTGGACATCGTGACCTGGGTTGGCGCGTACAACCAAACCGTCACAGATCTTGGCGCTAATGTTGATGAAAAGTCAGCAAGCAATGAGGCAATCAAGCGAGCAGACGCCGCAGTGCGTATGACGCAATCCAGCTTGTTGCCTGAAGACTTGTCTGCCTTTGAAGTTGGATCGCCGTTCTACAAGACGCTGATTCAGTTCTATGGCTACTTCAACATGATGGCCAACCTGAACGCCAACGAGTACATCAAGATCTTCCGTGACCTTGGATGGCGTGGCCACAAGGGCAAGCTGTTCATGACATACCTGCTCGGCTTTGGCTTGCCAATGCTGGCCGCTGACGCCATCGTGCGCAGTCTGGGTGGCGGCTGGGACGACGATGATGACGACGGCTACCTCGATGTCTTCATGAGTTGGTTCCTTGGGTCACAATTGCGTGGTGCTGTCGCCCTGGTGCCGTTTGGCTCTGCGGCTATCGTGCCATTCAACGCCTTCAACAACAAGCCTTACGATGACCGCATGACCACCAGCCCGTCTGTATCGACTCTGGAAGGTGCGACCATTGGTGTAGTAAAAGCCGGTATCAACATTGCAGATCCTGACAAAGATGTGACGGGCAAAAATGTCCGCGACATCTTGACCCTGGTCAGCCTTGTGACCGGCATCCCCGTTACCGTGCTCGGCAGACCTATTGGTTATGCCATTGAAGTCGAGCGCGGAAAGATTGAACCAACCTCAACTGCCGACTACATTCGCGGGCTTGCCACTGGTAAAGCAAGTGAATCGTCGAGACAGTAAGGTACCCGTATCCACAACCAGAATGCTTAGTCTCTTCACAATTGTCCAGGAGTTCCGCCCATGACCATCAGTTCAAATAGCCGGAAAGCCGGTCCGTTCATTGGTAACGGGACAGCCGCGACTTTCCCCTTTACATTCAAGGTCTTCCAGGCTTCTGACCTGGAAGTCGTAAGACTGACCGTCGCTACCAATGTGGAGACGGTGCTTGTGCTCGGCACCAATTACACCGCATCGGTCAATGAAGACCAGAACTCAAGCCCTGGCGGCACGATCACGCTGTCTGCTGGCGCCCTGGCGGCTGGCTTTAACCTGGTCATCACATCGGACATTGAGAACCTTCAGCCAACCGACTTGACCAACCAGGGTGGCTTCTACCCTGAAGTGATCACCGACGCACTGGACCGTGCAACGATTCAGATTCAACAGCTTCAAACTTCTGTCAACCGTGCGGCACTCTTGCCAATCACGAGCGACGCAGATGCCGCGTCCTTGGTGGCCGACATTGTCCGCCTGGCTGACAGCGCAGACAACATTGACACCGTTGCAAACAGCATTGCCAATGTAAATGAAGTAGGCGACGACATTACCAATGTCAACATCGTTGCAACCAATATCAGCAATGTGAACACCGTTGCCGGTGTGTCCGCAAATGTGACCACTGTGGCCACTGACATTGCGGCGGTCAACACCGTAGCGTCTGACTTGAATGAGCCGGTGTCTGAGATTGAAACTGTTGCAACCAACATCACGAATGTAAACACTGTCGGTACTAACATTGCCAGCGTCAACACTGTGGCCGGTATCCAGGCCAATGTGACGACCGTGGCTGGCATCTCTGCCAATGTGACAACCGTGGCCACCAACAGCGCCGCAGTGACTACTGTGGCAACTGACATCTCCGCAGTGACTACCGTGGCCAACGACCTCAATGAACCTGTCTCTGAGATCGAAACAGTTGCCACGAATATTGCGAATGTCAACACGGTTGGCACTAACATCGCAAGCGTCAACACGACTGCCGCGAACAATACAAACATCACGACCGTGGCGACCAACATTGCCAATGTAAACACGACCGCAACCAACATTGCGAATGTGAACTCGGTCGCAGGTAACGCGACCAACATCAACGCAGTGGCTGGCAATAGCACCAACATCAATGCTGTTGCGACGAACTCAACAAACATCAATACTGCCGCGACCAACATCGCCGCAATCACGACTGTTGCCAATGACTTGAACGAGCCGACCAGCGAGATCGATGTCGTTGCAAACAACATTGCGAATGTCAACACGGTAGGAACCAACATTGCTGATGTGTCGACCGTTGCAGGTGTTGCAGGCAATGTGAACACTGTCGCAGGCATTGCGGCCAATGTGACCACGGTTGCAGGTATCAGCGCAAATGTCACGACTGTTGCAGGCATCTCGACTTCTGTGTCTGATGTTGCCGCGATCGATACCGATGTGTCGACTGTTGCCGCGATTGACAGCGATGTCACTGCGGTGGCCAATGTGGCCTCAGACATACCAACTGTTGCCGCCAATGTGGCCGACATCAGCAACTTTGCCGATGTGTACCAGGGCGCCAAGAGCACACCTCCAACACTACGCAACGACGGCAGTGCGCTTCAGATTGGTGACTTGTATTTCAACAGCGTGAGCAACGCCATGTTCGTGTATGCGAGCACTGGCTGGGTGCCTGCTGGCTCAAGCGTGAACGGCACCAGCCGACGCTTCCGCTACATCGCCACTGCTGGACAAACGACCTTCACTGGTACTGACAGCAACGGCAACACGATGGCCTACGACGCAGGCTTTGTCGATGTGTACCTCAACGGCGTGCGCCTGGACCAGACAGATTACACCGCCTCGAGCGGCACCAGCATTGTGCTAGGTTCTGCCGCCGCGCTGAACGATGAACTCAACATCGTTGCATTTGGCACCTTCTCGGTGGCCAGCATCAATGGCGTTGATTTGCTTAATGGCACTGTAACGCCAAACAAACTTGACCGTGCGTATGTAGAACAAACATCATCGACTGGCGCTGGCCTCATACCCGTAGGCACAACTGCTCAGCGTCCTGCTTCGCCAGCGGCTGGAATGTTTCGCATGAACAGCACTACTGGGCTTCCTGAATGGTATGACTCCAACACAGCATCTTGGGTTTCTTCGCCAAGCGCAACTCCGGCTTATGCAATATCTGCTTTAATTATTGCTGGCGGTGGCGGTGGCGGATACGGCGACGCAGGTGCTGGAGGTGGTGGTGCAGGCGGATATTACGAGTCTACTTACTATTTAACCAAAGGCGTTCCATACCCCGTTACCGTTGGTGCTGGTGGTTCTGGTGGCGCAAGTTTAAGAGGTACAAGCGGATCAAATTCTAGATTCGGTGCGCTTACAATTTTAGGTGGCGGCGGTGGATCAGGTGGAAACCTTGGAGGTGATGTTAATGGCATTAACTCGCAAGGCCTTTCTGGAGGATCTGGAGGTGGCGCTACAAACTCTACAGTAGGCGGAAGCGGAACCACAGGTCAAGGAAACAACGGCGGTTACTCAACCGGGGTTGCTGGAGGCAGTAATAATCGCGGTGGTGGTGGTGGCGGCGGTGCAGGCGCGGCTGGCTCAAACTCTACAAGCAGTGCAACTGGCGGTGTTGGTGGTAATGGTTCTGCTTCATCAATTACTGGTTCGTCTGTAACCCGTGGTGGCGGCGGTGGCGGTGGTCACTATGAATATTTTGGTACAGCCAATGCTTCTGGCGGCACTGGTGGCGGCGGCACTGGCGGTGGTAGTGCAAACGCCACAGATGGCACGGCAAACACTGGTGGAGGCGGTGGCGGCGGAGCCGCACCCTACCCCTCTCCGCCTCCAGGCCATACTGGAGGGTCAGGTGGCTCTGGTGTTGTAATCATTTCTGTCCCTACTGCATTTTATTCTGGAACAACGACTGGAAGCCCAAGTGTTTCAACTTCTGGTGCAAACACAATTTTGACTTTCAATTCATCAGGGAGTTACACAGCATGAGTCACTTTGCAAAAGTATTGGACGGAAAAGTGGTTCAGGTTATCGTCGCTGAACCAGAATTTTTTAATGGGTTTTTAGACACTAGCCCCGGCGAGTGGATTCAAACTTCATACAACACTATTGGCGGGTTTCATAAACTTGGCGGAACTCCTCTGCGAAAAAATTTTGCTGGAGTTGGATTTTCTTATCGCAAGGATTGGGACGCGTTTATTCCACCAAAACCATATGAATCTTGGACTTTAAACGAGGAAACTTGTCTTTGGGATTCCCCTGTTCCGCATCCAACAGACGGGCGGCTTTATTCTTGGGATGAAAGCGCATTAGCCTGGGTTGATCAAACACCTGCGGGTGCAACAAAGATTGAGAGCGTTATATGACAGGCGCTGAACTAGGTTATTTTGGAAACATCTGGGTTCGTCAAAACACCATTGAAAAAACGGGTGAGTCTTTTCCAGGCCACAAGCACAAGTTTGATCATGTTACTTTACTTGTCAAAGGAAGCATTGAGGTTGAGGTTGAAGGTTATGCGCCTAAGCAGTTTGTTGCTCCCACTTTCGTTATTATCAGAAAAGAACACGAACACAAAGTCACATCACTCACAGACGATGTAATTTACTATTGTGTTTTTGCTTTAAGAAATCTTGATGGCGAAGCAATTGAAGACATGGCTGGTGAACAGGTTGACCCAATGTCAGCCGCGCAAGTCCCCAAAGATTATTGGGGAAAAATTGAAATTGAAGGAGTACAACCATGAGTCTCGCTCGAAACCTAGCCCGGCTGTTTCCGAACGCCAGCGGCCTATTACCCAACGCCAACATCGAAGCGATGGCGGCAAGCAAATTAACTGGCCAAGTGCCTGATGCAAACGCGCCAAGTGGAAGCGTGATTCAGGTTGTAAACGCTACAAGGGCGGGGTCTAGTGTGACCACAACATCGACAAGTGATGTTAGTTGGGGAGCGACTGCATCTATCACACCAACCTCAAGCAGTAGCAAAATTTATGTTATTGCATCAGGCGGATATTTTCTTCAAGCTGGAACCGCAACAGAATACGGAATTGCTATCCAAAGAAATGGCGTAACAATTCCTACGGGTGGTAATGATGGTTTAACCGGTGTATATGGTGCTGGCTTACTTGGTGGCCCATATGCAATTACCATTTTAGATTCTCCAGCAACCACAAGTTCTACAACCTATTTGGTAGTTGCCCATAACATTAACAGTGGCACATCTGCATTGACAAATGGAGTTAGAGCAACACAATTAAATGAAATTACTCTCATGGAGATTGCGGCATGAACCACAAAGCAATTTACGCGCTCTATCCACAGGTGGTCACGATTGATGACGGTGCTGGCGCATTCGACGCGCAGGGCAACAAGGTCGAAATCGACATGGCCGCTGTCAATGCTTGGGTTGACCCCAACGCGTACAAGGCAAAACGCGCCGCAGAGTACCCACCGATGGCCGACTACATTGACGGCGTGGTCAAGGGCGATCAAGCGCAGATTGACGCGTACATTACTGCATGCCTGGCTGTGAAAGCTAAGTATCCAAAGCCACAGGAGTGAAATGAATGGACCAGACGCTGTTCAACTGGGTTGTAGGTGTTTGCGGATTTTTAGGGGGCTGGGTCTTGAAAGTTATCTGGGACGCAATCAAAGAACTGAAATCCGACATTCGTCAAATCGAGCGTGACTTGCCCGAGGTCTATGTGCGCAAGGATGATTTCAAAGAAGCCGTCCGCGACATCAAGCAAGACATGAAAGATGGCTTCAACAAGATCGACAACACCCTTGGTTTGATTTTTAAAAAACTTGAGCACAAGGAAGACAAGGAATAAAAAGGTAAGGTAATGATTGAAGCTACACCATTGCCTCCACCACCACCTGCAATTGTTTACCAGTGCGTGCGCTGGACTTGGACGGGAGATGTGTACAACAGAAAAGTTGTTTGCCTTGAGTGGGTGAAAAAATGATCGATCCATTCACAGCACTTGCCGCAATCCAGACTGCTGTCAAGCTGGTCAAGACTGCCGCCAAAACCGTGCAGGATGTTGAATCCCTTGGACCTGTACTTTCCAAGTTCTTCACAGCCAAGGCCGACGGCATAAAGGTTCTTCAGCAGTCCAAGACCAAAGGCTTTAAGGGCAGTTCAATGGGTCAAGCCATTGAATTAGAACTTGCAATTGAACAAGCCAGGGCGTTTGAAGAAGAAGTGAAAATGCTTTTTTTCCAAAGCAACAAGATGGATGTCTGGCAGAAGATCGTGGCTCGTGCCGCAAGCATAGACAGAGAAGCGGCCCATGATGCACGCCGGGCAAAAGATGCGGAGAGGCGACGCAAAGAAGAGATTGACGAAGTAATTACGATTGCCCTGGCTGTGTCCTTGTTGGCGATTCTGCTGGGTGGCATGGGATGGTTTGTTTACGATGCTGTGCAACAGTGCGGCGGCAAGTGTGGTTTTCAGAAATGATAGGAGAGTAGGTATGGACAAGGAAAATTTAGAAAACATCAAACTAGAACTTCTTCGCATGGAAGCAAGTACGCCAGCAAAAGAAGTGGCTGGCAAAGCCATTGGAAAAAATGGTTTGGTTTACATCACGATCATCGTGGCAATGGGCGTCGGCGCTTCTGTTGTTTTGGAAGAAGGCAAGATGGCCGCTGTTATGGGATTGCTTGGTGCATCTTTAACCGCATTGATTTCCATGTTGAACGGTGTTGCAGGCGCAACGCCAAAGCAAGACAAGCCAGAGTTTGAAATCATGAAGCAATTGATTGAACGACTTGACCGCATGGCAGATCGCGATCCAATGTCTGTATCAGTTGAAGGTGACAAGGTTGTTGTCCGCAAGGGTGACGAGTCTTTTACTTCTAGAAGGGGTGAGTAATGTTTCCATTGACCGCACTATTTGATGTAGGCATGAAGGTGCTGGATAAATTTATTCCAGACCCAGAAGCCAAAGCAAAAGCACAGCAAGAACTTTTGAAGATGCAACAAGAGGGGCGCCTGGCTGAACTGAATGCTGACAACATCGAGGCACAAGAAATTACTAAGCGCCAGCAAGCAGACATGGGCAGTGACTCATGGCTGTCTAAAAACATCCGTCCTATGACGCTGATTTTTATCCTGGTCACATACACAACCTTTGCAATGATGTCTGCGTATGGCATCGACACAAATGAAAAGTATGTCGAGTTGCTTGGCCAATGGGGCATGCTCATCATGTCGTTTTACTTTGGTGGTCGCACGCTTGAAAAGATCATGGACATGCGTTCTAAGCAACCAGCAAAGGAATAATCATGGCATTCAAACTTTCACAAAAAAGCATTGCCCGCCTTGATGGCGTTAAAGATCCATTGATTGATGTGGTCACTCGCGCAATTGAAATCAGCACGGTTGACTTTGGTGTGACTGAAGGCCTACGCACTACCGAGACACAGCGCAAATATGTCGAGACTGGCAAAAGCCAGACGATGGAGTCAAAGCATTTGACCGGCGACGCTGTGGACCTAGTGGCCTACATCGATGGCCAGGTGTCATGGGAACTTAATCTGTATGACAACCTTGCCGACGCAATGAAGCAGGCCGCAATTGAAAAGAATGTGGCCATACGCTGGGGTGCCGCATGGAATGTGCCGGACATCCGTATGTGGCGTGGCACGATGGAAGAA